TTTAGCAACGTAAGATAGTTCCTTGGCTCCATCACCGATAGGCTTACTAACGTAACGCTTTGGATTATCCATTACGTGTTTAATAGCCTCATCGTAATTCTTGAATACTGTGGATGGGATGGTTGTAATACCAGCCTTCTCCATTACATCTGCACCGTGCATGCGGTCTTGTTCCCAACGATTGGTATCAATAGATGGACCAATGATTGGATAACCTTTATCACGATAACGTTCCAAGCCATGAATGTAAAAGATATTATCTGTACAGAAAATTAGATCTGCCCAGTTCATATACTTCTCCCACTCAGAGACTCTTTCAATGAGTCCACCATCACCGACCATCGAGCGACTGCCATCCTTATTGTGTCTAATAAAACACTTTACTTGATGACCATAGTTCTGGCATCGTAAAGCAAAGTCTAGGCATACACCTGATGCATCGATGATTAGTATCTTCATTCTTTATCCGTATCGTCTTTAATTTTAATACCAAGTTTACGTTGAAAGTTCTTCTTCATACGTTCCCAATTAGGCATTGGTCTATCCTTAACACCTGTAATAGGCATACCCACAAAGGCAGATGCTGACTCACCCGGTGTTCGTCTGGCGTCTACTGCAGAAGATCCAGTAAATGGAACGGCAGTACCCTTAACAAGATTCTTTAATCGCTCTTGTAGTGGGGTGTCTTTACGAATATCGTAAGCTGCTTCAGTAAGTTGTTTAGGCAACCAACCAAGCTTGTTATAAAATGTCTTATCAAAATCTGTTATCCAATGATAGAACTCAGCCGCATGTTTAAATGGACTAAGGAATGTACCATCACCAAGATCAACAGTAAATGGATCTTTATTTTCCCATATATACTTACCAGATAAAGCAACGTTAAGACCATTAGCAAGTGTTAATGATGTGAAAGCAAACCTAGCCATATACTGTCTAGAATAATCACCTTCAGTTAATGGATGTAATAACCCTTGTAATCCAGCTGATAAATCCCAAGTAGCAGGAGCAAAAGCTTTCTCTGGTAACGCATGAGTAACAGCACGAACAGTAGACATCGTCCAATCAGGAGCAAACATAAGAACCTGCAAGCCCATACGTCCTTCAGGACTATAAGCAGCCATCTTAAGCTTCTCTGTCAGTTTACTATTACCTTCCCGTGCAACACTAAACCAATCAAGACCACCAAATGTATTATTAATGTTCTTTGCAATCTCTTTCATGTGAACAGCATCTGGAATGTCTGGATGATTTAATCTAGCCATCTCTAATTTCTTTTGTGCAGCAAGATACTTTAATCCATCATGAGTAATTTCCCATGTCATATGATCAAGTACTTTTTGTACTTTACGAGCTGGTTCAGTTGCCTTATAGATTAGATTGTAGTTCTTACCAGTAACCTTACCAAGAAGACTATCAGCAGCCTTAGCAATAGCATCCATAGCACCAACACCAGAGTCAGATATAATACCGAATGTAACTCCGTTATCAATCTGAAACTTAGCTTCCTCACTTAAAAGACCTGTAGTAGGATCTTTAAGTAAACTCTCACGCTTTAAACCGCCCTTTGTCTTAAGAAAAGACTCAAGACTATGCATTGGTTTATTGCTAAGGAAATTAGCTACGTTCAATGTACCATAGTGAAACAATGAGAATCCCACTGCAACCCGTTTAATGGCTCCTGATAAAGTAGAAGCAGCTTTAAGGATTACACCAGGATCATTGCTACCAATAAGATGCTTTACAGCATCATAGATATCAGGATGAACAGCATAGTTCTCATATATACCAGCACCTTTTACAGGCTTGTAGTTTGGTGGAATCTTTTCACGTCCACCAATTTCCATAAGAACAGGAAGACCACTTACTCGTGTTGTTTTTAAAGCATTTAACTTTCTAGTATCACGAATAGCACGTAAGACAGAATTAGCATATAATCTAAATGACTCAGCTAAATCCTCAGTTGTAAACTTAAGATCATGTTTATCCATAATCTTTTTAAGCTCACCAAAGTCTGTCACAGTACGTGTCTTACTATGCTTTGTGGTTGGGCGCAGCGCTGGATAAGCACTACCAATCTCTTTCATTACCGCTTCTTTTTCAGCAGGAGAAAGATGTTCCATATCAATATGCCGTGCTGCATAGTCCTCAATATATCCCTCAATAACACCAAGGTCTTTAGCTGCTTCCCAAAGTTCTTGTACTTTTGCTTTGTGATATTCGTATAACTCTTTAGCATCTCCAGTAAGTTCACCGGCCCTACCTTCTTGAATTGCACGCCAAACACGCTCACGGCCTTCTTTAGATGGCATAATATCATTAGACATCTTTAAAGCTTTAAAATGGGTATCAAGACCATCTTTAATCTCACCACGAACTAGAACACCTAAAGTATCTTTAAGATCTTCTGCCCATTTAGCATATTTAGTAGGCTCTTCTTTCACAACACCAGGAAGTTTCTCTAAACCTAAAGATTTAGGTGCCTGTAGTTTACGTCCTTTAATATCAGTAACCAACTCAGGAAGATCAAATGCTTTACTAATCTTTTGCATGTGAGCATCAGTAGCGGCATCAACAAGCTCTTCACGAACTTGCTCCTCAGTACGTACTTTCTTTTCCTTTATTTGGAAACGAGGATCACCAGAATCACGTAAGTCACCACTATGCAATCCCTCATCAGGAAAATCTAGCTTCTTACCTTTTGCTACTTGACCAGTTTCTTGAGCCCTAGTAAGGGCATCTTTACGTTCAAGGAAGTTACCATCAGCATCAATGAATCCTTGTTCATGTGTGTCTTTAGTTTCAGCTTTACGGGCTTCATCATGCTTAGGACCCATGCGTTCAACAACGCCAGTCTTTTTATCACGAATAGCTGTCTCAGTTAAAGCTGCTGGTTGTCCAACCTTAACAGGTTTACCATCTTCACCAAAGACCTCTACAGACGCTTTCTTTTCAGCTTGTGCATACTGCTCTTCTTTACGAGCACGATATTCGTTTACATATTCCGGAGTAGGTTTGCCTTCAGTAAGAACTTCATGAGCCTTACCCATTACTTTAGGAGTAAGAATAGCTACAATGTTATCCATAGCAAACTGTGTAGCAGCTGGAGCAATACCAATCTTAGCTCCTTGTTCTTGTAAAGCTTCTTGACCTGCTTGGTATAGTTTAGATACAGGATCAAATGCATGACCAATCATTGTTGGGTCAGCACCCATAGCTGTAGCAGCTCGACCAGCTAAACCAGTAAGAGCATCCATATGAAACTCTTTGGTATACTTGTCAGCAAACTCTTCAGCCTTTTTAAGGGACTTTTCACTACCAGCTTTGTCAACACCAGTCAAAGTTTCTTTAACAATACCAGCGCCTGTTAAAGCGGTTCTAGAGGCCCACTCAGGCAAACCAGTAGCTAGGTCTACCACAGAGGCTACAGTGCCCGCTACAGCGCTTATAGGATGCTTCTTAAGCCTATCCCAGCTGTAGTGTCCTTGAGCATCAGCAATACCCTCATCACGCCACTCTTTAGGAGTGACTGGATCACCAGCAAGCTTACCAAAGAAAGTACGTTCTTGACCATATGGTTGAACGACTTTCTTATCCAGCATGTCTTGACCAACATTCATACCATCAACACTTATCGAAGCCACAAAGCGTCCGTATGGATCACCCTTTAAGCCTGACAACGAGATCTTCTTACCGCCAATGCGATTAGATAATTCTTTAGTTGCTTCATCACCACCAGCTTGAGCACCACGTTTATCGTGTGATATTTCAGGAGCATCAATCTCAGCGATACGAATAGACTTAATTCGACCTGAAGGAAGACGTACCTTAGCAGTGTCACCATCAAGCACTTCAAGCACCTCAGCCTGAATACCACCTACTTTAGCTTTAACTGGACCAGAGAATGTTGATTTAGATTCTGTAGATGTTTCTGTAGAAGGTCCTGTAAAGGTACCAGTTGATGCTGCAGTTACTTGTGCAGGTCCTTCAAACGTTGCCATGTGACTTCCTTTTATAGTTCAGATTCTAATACTTCTTTACCAGTTTTTGGATCAACAAACTTAAGCTGTGTACCAGACATACCAGAAAGGACTAAACCTTGTTTCTGTGCTTTAGCAACTGCAGCTTCAGTCTTTTCTTTCCCTTTAGCAGCAATAGCCTTTTGTTTAGCTTGTTCTGCTTTACGATCTTGCCTGATATTATAATCGTTACGAATTGCATTACGTTCTTGAACACCAGCAGCTTTAGATAAATCTTCAGCCAACTGTTCTTCATCCGTTAATTCTTTTTTAGCTTCTGGTTTAGGTTGTTCTTTAGGTTCAGCTTTTGCAGGGCCTTTAGCACCACCTAAAATCTTATCAGCTGCACCTGGACCATAGTGACTATCAAACTCTTCTTTCTGACCCTTAGTTAATTTACCTTCTTTATCAAGTGACAGTAACTTGTCTTTATCTTGAGGAGTAACAGAAGAGACATCAGATTTAGTTGGTGTTTCTTTAGTTGGTTTTCTTAAAGTAGCAGTGTCTTCTTCATAGTCAAGCTCAGCTTGTGCTATAAGTTCATCTTTTGCTTTCTTATCAAACTTCTTAGGATCAAGATTACGAACTCTACGCTTCTCAGCAGTAAGTGTATCTTGTGCTTTTTCAAGACGTCCTTGTATATGTTCAGCCGCTTTCTCTTCTTGCTTCTCAGCACGAGTCATTTTACCAGAAGCATTAATAGCTTGAATACGTTCTGTTGCCACATTATGCCGCTTCTCTTCATCAAACTTTTCACGACTTAATGCCTCAGCTGCAATCTTATGTTGAACATCAAGTTGTTCTTTATAACCAAGAGTCTTTTTACCA